ACCTCCCCGCAATTCCCTACAATTAATCCAAAAAATTCATTTATATCAGCTTTCTTATTATACTTTGGAGTTACAATTCCATAACTGTGATTATCATCAACGGTTATGTTGTATACAGCGTGTTCTCCCTCTAACTCCATGACCGAAACTATTTTATGATTATATAATTTTCCTGCGTCGGCGACGTCTTTGTAAGTTTGAAAGCCATATTTTGAACCTGCTAATCTAAACGGAATATTATTTTTCTTACATTCTTTTATCCATTCATTTTTTTTTGGTTTTTTACCTAGACTATAGAAAAGCGACGACCAAATTTTAGCTTGATTATTTTTATTCTCTTCTACGATCTTTTTATATTTTTTACTCATCCCGTTTTGTTTATAACAGCCATAAGAGCAAAATTCCCTATTCTTATATACTGGTGAAGAAAATTCTTTTTTACAACCTGAGCACTTTTTAAGAATTTTTATACAGTCGTTTTCATCAATATATAAATGTTCACTCTTATTTGTCTTGTTTGCTTTTTCTAATCGCTTCAAGCTTCTAGTGCTTTTATTTTGCAGTCCCAATTCTATTGCACATTTAGTTGCAAGCGAGGTCGGTGTTTTCCCTAAAATTTCTGTATGCATTTTAGAGAATGTCTTCGGGAGAGAGTTTTCTTCACATAATTTATACCATTCTTTATTGGAAAATTTTCTCCCTAGCCGTTTTGTTAAAGACAGTGCAAAATCATAAATTTCTTCTGATGAATTGCCTAAAAATCTACCATTGTTTTCTCCTGTTGAAATCAAGCCAGCATGATATGCTTGGTGTGCCTTCCACGTCATTACCTCCAAATTATCTGGGGAGTTGTCAAACGCATCGAAATTCTTATGGTGCACTACAAGTCCGCCACGCCCCCATTTTTGTTTTTTCTCTGTTTTCTTTTTATTGGACCAGGTGTTAGGATCGCTAAATTTAGATATTAGCCTATGTTCTGACACTGGAGGCACAAACTTTTTTCCGTTTGAAGACACCTTATAGTAATATTTATTATCCCCAATTTTCCCTGCAAATTTAGAAAATGGCATCAAACTATCCCCAGATTTTAGGTCTTCTGCAAATATTTCTTCCCCAGACTTTAAAATCATTTTGTGGTTTGGAGTAACGTCGTAATGTGTTCCATCATCTAACGTTATCCTAAGCAGTTTTTTATTTTGTCCAGTAATCCTTGGGTTTCTTCCCATTTTTATAGAAATTTCACCAGTTTTTTTATCAACAGAATATACAGGAACATCTTTTCCTTCTTCTGTAAGTTGTTTTATTGAAACAGCATTTCTGCCATCTGCTACCGCTATAAGTGTATCACCAGAAATACACGGATTTGTTGTCATAATTTTTTCGTACCAATAACCAGGGTTGAGTTTATTTGCTAAATCTAAAAATAACACCCCTGGTTCTGCACGTTCATATGTGGAACTCATTATTAAATCCCAAATTTCTCGGGCTTTAATAGTGTGGTATACAATTACTGGATATCCTTTTTCTTCCCAGTCCTGTATGTCGCCAAACCATTCAGTTTTGTATTTTTTAACTTCTGTATTTGGATATTTAAGATCCCAATTTTTGTCTTCAATCACAGCAGACATAAATCCTTCTGTAATTCCAACAGACATATTAAATTTTTCTAATCGCCCTTCGGTATGTTTAGCAGTGATAAAATCTAAAATTTCAGGATGCCAGACATTGAGAACGAGCATCTGTGCGCCTTTCCTAATCTTATTTTTCTCATCCGGCCTTTTCTTACCTAAAATTTTTGTGGAGCCCTGAGTGATAACCTCGGAGGACTTGTCCCACAACTCCATGAATTTTAAGACACCCGGAGTACGGGAGCCGATACCTTTGACGTAAGACCCGGCTGGCCTAATCCACGAACCATTGATGCCATAACCACCTTCAGATTTAAGTGTTTTGGCTTGCGCTTTAAGCATGTCGTAAATACCATCAATACTATCACAATCTTTTAGACCGATGTCCCCAGGGTTGTGTACAAAACAATTGAAAAGAGTAGTTGCATTTCTAGTATTAATACCTAAGTTTGCTAATATTCTACCAGCAGGAACAAATTTATCGTTATAAATTACATTTCTAAAATCCTTCTCAACACTATCTCTAATAACTTCTTTTTCTACTAAAGAACAGAATTTTGCCATTCTGTCCCAGGTGTCTTTCCTGGTTGTATCTTTTGGCCCTTTGTAGTTGTCTTCCCACACTTCTACCGAAAGCGGGGCATACTCAAGGCCATTGTTTACATTATTCATATTTTTCTTTTTCTTCTAAATTATTTACTTTTTCAGTATAGTTTGGTACACGGATTTTTTTACTAAATTAAATTCTTGAATGTATTTTTCATAAAGAAATTCTTTTGTTATGTTTTTATGCACCCTGCATCTCTCTAAGCTTTTTTCTAACAAATGAATGTTCATCATCACCTATATTAGAAGAATAATCACTTACCTCCTGGTCAGTCAAAATACGCAGTTTTGATTTTGCCGTATCTAAGTGAATTTGGTATTTAATTCCATCCATTCCTGCCCTATTTTTTGCAATAAAGATATTACCAAATCCTGTTGCTTTCTGTGCAGATTTTCTTGACAGCCCAACAACGAAGTCTGCCACGTGGGCCTGTCCATAACCTTCAGCCATGTTTGTTAAATCAACAATGTCGTTATTTGCGCCTTCTTTATTTGACTGTATTGCAGTCCACAAAGGAACATCAAGCTCTGTTGCAAAAGCACGCAGCTCTTCCATTACTTTCTTAAGTTCCATTCTTAGAAGTTCATAACGATCAGCAGAACGCATAATTCCAGCATAATCCACCAGAATAAGGTCAGGAACAAATTCTTGAATAGATATTTTATCTACATGTCCTCGTAATGTCATTGCAGAGGCACTTGCAGTAGGATAATATTTAATGCGCAGGCGCCCTAGGTTTTCCTTATTTTCTTGATAAAAAGTACCGATCTCATCTTTACAGTCATAACATTCTAAACTTGGAATATCCATAATATGACTATCATATCTAACCCCCATCGCACGTTCATTTAACTCAAACGTATAATGTAATACATTTTTTTTATTCATAAGAGCCTGGGCGCCGAGGTGGACAAGAAAATGCGATTTACCGACACCTGTTGGAGCAACGCAAACACCGAGTTCTCCCCCACCGAGCCCGCCGTTTAGTATCTTTCGTTGATCCAACTCTGGGATACCAGTCGCTACCGTTCTACGTGCTGTTTCAGAATACCTACTTTCAACGTCTTCAAAAAGGTCCAATCCTGGGGAGTGATGATTTCCAGCATTTATTGCCGTTTTCACAACATCAATAACTTTATCATATTTTTCGGACTCGATTAGGCTAACACTTTCCATTAAAGCCTGATGAAGACGTCGGCGCTTGCAAAAATCAAGTGATTTTTCTTTTACGTGCGGAAGGTCGCCTAAATCTTTATTTGTAGCTACCCGCTTTAAAAAACCTTTTACTTGATCTAAAAGTAAATTATCATTTTTTGTTTTGATTTCATTCTTCAACATCCCAATAAGCAATTCCATTGATGGAAATTCTTTATATTTTCTATAATATTCCAAGTATGTGGAAGTGATTAATTTCAAATAGGAAAACTGAAAATAGTCGATATCAATTACTTCGTTTAATTGTGATGCCCATTGCCTATCCATGATTAGGGCTTGTACTATTTTTTCTTGAAATAATTTATCAAACGAAAATTGTTTTGGTTGTTCTGTCATATCTTCTTGCATTCATTTGCTCCTGAGTAATCTCATATAGATCAATTCTACCACTTACACAAATGTTTTTAAACATCCGGCGAGCAGATAAAATCTCCTATAAAATTATTTTAGAGTGCCTTCGGATCCATAAAGAGATCCCTCAACACGAAAGTTCCATTTTTATTTATACCAATTATTTTTTTAAAAAACCTACAATTTTTATGGGATTGGCGAAAGATTTTGGGACAATAAAGAGGGGATGGAATATTATTGATAGCCGAAGATACAAATCAAATTTTACTAGTCTTGAGAAGTGCCTTCGTAAACGAACCGGGCACTTGGGAGGAAAAGTTGATGGTGATGAGGGCGTGTCTTCGGCTGTTCGGAGATAAGCAAAAGAGGAATTAGGATACACCGGTAATGTAAAACTAATTCCGGCGCACGTTTTTAAAGCTGACACTTTCAAATTTTATAATTTCCTTGGAGTTGTCCCAGAAGAGTTTACCCCACAGCTCGATTGGTAAAATGACGATTTTGGATGGTTCGATTTACAAAATCTCCCATCTCTATTACATTTTGGGGTTCAATCTCTTTTAGCGAATTCCAACAAACAAATTAAAGATATTTTTAGTGCTTCCGACTAATATGTTAGCAGTGCTCGCATTTTACTAGCAAAATTTTCAAAGTCAAAAGAAACTGCCAATCCAGAAGTTATTACTTCTTTGATTAGCGCAATTTTATTCATTTTAGGTTCATGATTATCAATAGCATACTCTATTTTTGCTATTTCTTTTGCGGACAACAGCGGGGGTGTCAAACACATCAATTTCCAATTTCTACGTACAACCTCCTCGGCTTCAATAACTTGAGTAAAGGTTTTTTGTTTGGCTTTGTTTATAATCTGTTTATTACACTCTTCTAAAATCATACCAGTATTAACATCTTTTGAGCGGTCGGCTATCTCTGGAAACCTTTTTAAGGCGGTTTTGAGGCCAACGCCTGCTACTCCTCCAATATTGTCACTAGGGTCGCCAACTAGTGCTCGTGCCATACAAAAGTTTCTTGGCGCAATTCCAAACTTTTTATAAATGTCACTTCCTGTTACAATTGCTCTCTTGGAGTGATCATATATTGTTATTGTTTCATCTTCCAATAGCTGATAGAAGTCTTTATCATTAGATACAATAATTTTATTAGTCTCATCTTTTCTAAAGTATTGTGTAGAAATATATGAAACGATATCATCACATTCGGTACCGCTTACAAATACTTGACAAACTGGTGTAAGGGATAGAAGTTTGTATAACTGAGTAAGTTGTTTTACCCTGGTTTCTTTATCGTATTTAAGAGTATCTTTCATAGTAGCTGTTCCAGCTTTTAATTTTTTGAACTCTTTTATTTTCCCACGATTTGCTTTATAATCCTTATATATTGCTCTTCTTTTTGCTGTGCCCCCGCCGCTTTCCCAAACTACAAAAACTTTAGAAGGAGAAAATGTATCAGTAGCATAATTCAAAAATCTTAGAAAACCAACAACTCCACCCACAGGCTCACTTTTACTGTTTATGGTTCCGTTAACCAAAAAATGTCTTATAAAAACATTTAATCCATCTATTATAAGATATGGCCTATTTTTTTTTGTATTCATCTGTATTCCTAATTTTAGCTCCAAAAGTTGAAGTTTTTTAATGACAATTTATACATAATGTTCTACCGTTATCTAAATCCCAAATAACAGGCTCATTAATGGCCTCGCTAAGCATGGTAATATTGTATCTAACAATGAGAATACACAAAGCCACTATATGATCTGCGTTTATTTCTACACCTCGTGCCTTGCATAATTGACAGGCATAATTGTCACGCTCGAATACCTGTTTTCGCCATTTTTTCATCTTGGGAAGTCTTCTAATGTTTGTATTTAGTTTTCCTTTACGATTGTCAGGACTAACCCATTTATTGTGTTCT